ACGCTTAACGTGATGCTGCAGCAAAGCGTTGACGCCCATGCCTGCGGGCTGGAAGAACTCAAGACCATGTTGACCGGCTTCGCGCAGGGCAAACCGCTGATCAAGCCACAACCAACCGAGAACGTGGTGTAAGAATAGAGATTTACAAAAACAAATAAACTAAAGTAAAATTTAAAAGTAAGTCAAATCGGTTCACAATCCAATCACAGGAGACTACGATATGACCCCCTTCGAAAACGCCGTATATCGCGCCATCAGGCATGGTAGCCGAGATGACCGTAAGGCATTGATGATCGGTGCTGGTGGTGAAAATACCAGTGGTGAAAATCTCATGGCTTATATGCGGCAAAACTTCGGGCTGAATGGCAATAGTCAACCGCACCAACAATTTCAGCAATCACATAATAATTCAATCAGAGACGTTAAACCCGCCTTGATTGCTGTGCTGGAAAATCGCAAAGTTGTTGCCACCGGAGCTACGGTGCTCTTGAGCAGTAATTGGAGTGGCATAGACCCTAGAGGATTGATGATCAAGACACCTGAAGAGGTCTTTGATTTTCTGGAAAGTCTAACCATGGAGCTTGGCATGTACGGCGATATGTATCCAAGCCGCAAAGCACTGTTCAAGATGATCATCGACGCCTATTGTCGTGCTCTGGAAAATACGCATCATAGAGAAACACATTATGCCAGTGGTGAGACTTAGAACTAGAATAAATCGCCTAGTCTGCTCTGGCTGTGGCGCAGAAGCTTCATGTGATTGTGGTGTGCCTTATGTAACACCAGCAGAACGAGCAAGAGCAGTTCTCGCGGAAACTCCGCAACTCTCAGATAGAGCAAACGCTCATCGTGCTGGCGTAAGTTTAAATGTTGTCAGAAGACAAAGGGCCATTTCAACTGACTCCGTCGAGTCAGTTGAACCACGTCAAGGTAGAGATGGCCGATTACGCAGGGTATCCAGAAGACAACGGATGCCAACCGAGGCTGCTGCTGAAATTCAACATCAGCAGACTCTTTACGATCAGGCGTGCTTGTTCCTGAGCTTGATGACAAGCCAAACTAGGCGAAGATTTTTCGCTCATATAGAAAGGACGTACGATGCCTAACATTAATAAAACACCTAGAGCCGGTACAAAAGGCTTTATGTTGACGGTGGTGCCAACACGTACAGCTTTGGAGGATGCTATCGGGGAAAATGGCTTTTGTCATCCTAAAAAATGTTGGCATCGGATGGCTCTCTATTCAATCATGCAGGGCCTTGATCCTAATGGCAATCATCATATTCGTGTTGATGCTGGCCATATCAAGCTTAACTATAAAGGGTATCATTACGTCGCTGATACACCTTTGCATGTAAAGAGATCACTTATGCTGTTCGATGCCCAGCGTTACGATGAGGTTCGTATTCGTGCATACAATTTGCGGTTCCGTCGAACGACAAAAGTTAGATCACCAACTAGAGAACGTCAAGATCAAGTTAATGAAGCTCGTCGGGAGCGCCGTGCTCAGGGAATTCCAGCTCGTACTTATAATCTTCGTGCTCGTGTTGCTGGATTTTCTGGAGTAGTATAGCCCTTAATGTCTCGTGCAGTCATAACAGGTGCTTCCTCAGGCTTGGGCAAGGCAATTGCTCACAGCCTGAGGAATGATTTTACAGTCATCGACTGGTCACTGGAAACCGGCGTTGACGTGACGGACGGCGCGCGGATCATGGAAGCCGCCGCTGGCCTGCCTGCGGTGGACGTATTGGTCAACTGCGCTGGCATCAATTACATCGCGCCTTTTGACCAACTCACGAAGCAGTGCTGGGACCACTTGATGGACGTGAATGCATGGGCCATCGTCAATTGCACACAGGCGCTATTGCCGCAACTGGCCGGTGGCACGATTGTAAACATCATCAGCCGCGCCGCCATACAGCCGATGACCTATAGCCTGCTGTACAATGCCAGCAAGGCAGCGGCAGCAATGGTGACGCGGCAAATGGCGCATGAGCTGCACAACATCATCGTATTCGGCATCAGCCCCGGCTGGCTGGCAGGCACCGGCATGACCAATAAAGTGGACGCGCGCCTGCGCGTATTGCGCAACCTTGCGCCGCCGCCTGCACGGATTGACCCCGCCGCCATAGCCGACCTGCTCGCTTGGCTGCTGCAGTCAAAGCAGCGGCACCGGCATCTGCACGGCAGCATTATAGAATACGGCCAATGAACAAGGGGCGGTTTATAAAATTGATGATGATGACCACATCTGATATGGATGGTGAAGCCTTGACCGCCTTGCGCATGGCCAATGCGATGCTGGCAGAGGACAATTTGAATTGGGAAGAGTTCTGCAACGGCAAAGATCAGCAGCAACGGCAGTACACCGCACATACGGACATTGACAATATTGATAGAATGTTTGCCGTGCTGTTTGACACCGTCCCGGCAACTGACGGGTTCCGTGAATTTATAGAAAGCGTTCATGATTTCTGGGAGCGTACAGGCAGGCTAACCCCGCGACAATATGATGCAATCAAGCGCGCATATGACAGGAGACGACGATGAAGATGGACCAGATTGCATACTACTGCGCCACCCACGAACAAGCCGAACGCGTCAAGCGCCAGTTTGGTCTGCATAATGCCACATGGGCAAAGGACACCGTGACAGCCAATGTCAGCGTCGCCCGCGACGGTGGCTTGGTCCCATGGGAAGGCATCAACGTTGCCGAGCTGCAGTTCAATGAGGACTTCGGCATCCAGCTTGAAATCATTCGTTACACGCTGGGCCTGCACTGGTGCATGTTTCATCCGGCGTATGACATTCACGGCATAGATACTTTTGTTGCGCACGTTGGCATCCATGTTGGTGATGATGACTTCCCCGCCCATCTTGACGACCAGCAGCTCGTGCAGCGCGCGCTGACCCAGCATCACACAGCGTTCAATGACAGGACTTATGAGTACAGAATCTATAAACTGACGCCCGGTGCCTATGTCAAATACATCAAGAGGATACCGAAATGAACACTACGGACTCATTGAAGGCGGCAATGCAGACCTACGAACAGCGCAATGATGTATATGCGGACAATTTCGTGCGGCTGGGCAATGTAATGGCTGCAATGTTTCCCGGTGGCCTGACGATGCAGACACCGAAGGACTGGCAGCGACTATACACCTTCATGATGATACAGGTGAAGCAAACGCGCTACGCCGCGCAATGGTACAACGGTGGCCATCAGGACAGCTCCATTGACACCATCGTCTATGCAGCCCTGCAGAAAGAAATAGATGATCGCTCTACTGCTTGACACCGAAACCACCGGGCTGATAGACAACCTCGTGAAAAGGAAGGAGCGCCAGCCGGAGGTGATTGAAATCTATATGTGTCTTGCCGATCTGCGCACGGAAACCGTCATTGATGAATTTGACAGTCTGGTGAAGCCGACCAAGGGCATCCCGAAACAGATCACGGACATCACAGGCATTGACGCAGCCAAGGTGGCTGATGCACCGCCCTTCGGTTTCATCGCTGATCGCATACAGACGATGATTGAAAGCGCCACCTGCTGCATCGGTCACAACATGACGTTTGACCACGATATGCTGGACATTGAATTTGGTCGTTTGAATAGGACAATAAAATGGCCAAAGCTTATTTGTACCACCGAACAGACAATTTTTCTGACTGGCCAGCGCATGACGCTTTCCGCATTGCATGAATTTCTGCTTGGTGAACCAATCGTCGGCGCGCATCGGGCGCGGCAAGACGTACAGGCATTGATGCGCTGTTGCGCCCAACTGCTGCACAGGGATATGCTGTAACCGTCCAAACTACGTCGGAGGTAACGCATGCACGGTTGAAAAGTCCCTCTGAGGAACCCTAGCCCCGGTCGCAAATGGCCGGGGCACATTCCGGAGTGCAAAATGATTCACACAGGCTACAGTTTCAAAAGCGCCGTCGGGCACCTGCCTGATGTCATTTCCCGTTTGAAAACGATAGGCTGGGACACTGCCCCTATCGCTGACCGCTGCAGCACCTTCGGGTTCACACGCTGGCGCGCCTTGTGTGAACAAAACGGCATGCGTCCGGTGTATGGCGTTGAGCTGCCCGTCACACCCGCATTGGGCAAGAAAGTCCCCATGGACTTCTGGACGTTTTTAGCCATTGACAGCCTCACGGACCTGCACAGGCTTATAAACCTAGCCACCGCCAATTCAGGCACGGACGGCAACGAGTGGCCCTTGCTGACATACGCGCAGGCACATGCCGCGCAAGGCGTCATTAAAATTTCCGGGCATGCCGTCTTGCTTGACCATGTTCAAGCTGATGATCCAAACTATTATTTTGGCCTCACCGTTGCCACTGCCAAGGGCCTGCTTGCCGCCGCCAGAGCCAAGGGCCTGCGCCCTATTGCCGCGAGCTGCAACGCCTACCCCACCGCTGAAGACAAAAATCTATATCGCGTGGCCATGACCCGTTACGTCAAGCGGAAAGAAACTTGGATAACCATGGGCGGCGATACCCAGACTTACCCGCAGCATATCCTGAGTGATAATGAGCTCACAGGACAGGTTGGACAGGTTGGACAGGAGGCAATTGCCACTCGCCAGCGAGTATTGTCCGGATGCACCGCCACTCTGACAAAAGCCAGTCTGCTGGTGCCGCCGAAACCCAAGACCCTGCGTCAGATGTGCGAGGAGGGTGCTGCCACGCTTGGCTGCGATCTCACAGATTCAGTCTATGCGGAAAGACTGGACCGCGAACTAAAGATGATCGCGGAAAAGAAATTTGAGGACTACTTCTACATCGTGGCCGACCTTGTGGCCTTTGCAAAAGAAAGAATGATTGTCGGTCCAGCGCGCGGCTCCTCTGCCGGGTCACTCGTATGTTATCTATTGGGCATCACGGCAGTTGACCCAATTCCATACGGATTGCTCTTTGAAAGATTCGTGGACCTGACGCGCACGGACCTGCCGGACATTGACATTGACTTCAGCGATGCCAATAGAGAGCTGGTGTTTGACTACGCCAAGGAAAAATACGGTGCTGACCGCGTTGCCCGCCTTGGCACTGTGGCCATGTACGAACCCAAGAGCGCTTTGAAAAAAGTGGCCATCGCGCTAAACATTCCACAGCAGTACATTGACAAGGTGACTGATTCCCTGATTCTTAGATCAAGCGGCGACACAAGAGCAATGCAGCAGATTGAAGACACCTTGAATGATACGGAGGCTGGTCGTGCGCTGCTGCAGCATACCCCGGAAGTGGTCATCGCAGCCAAAATGGAAGGCCACCCGAACACCGCCAGCCGTCACGCCGCAGGCATCGTGCTGACACAGGAGCCGGTCATCAACTACGTGGCCATTGATGCGCGTAACAATAGCGTGATGTGTGACAAGCGTGACGCTGCTGCTCTTGATCTCCTAAAGATAGATGCCCTCGGACTGACGCAACTGTCCGTCTTTGAACGGACCTTGGAATTGCTCAACAAGCCAACCGCCTCAATACATAGATGGCTGGAGCAATTGCCGCGTGATGATGCCGCCGCTTTCAATGTCCTGAACAGGCAGCACTTCGCCGGCATCTTCCAGTTCAATGGCGTGGCTCTGCAAAATCTTGCAAAACAGATTCTTGTGGAAAGCCTGAATGACATCGTGGCCATCACCGCGCTGGGCAGACCCGGTCCCATGGCCACAGGCGGGTCGGGTACATGGGTCCGCAGGCGCACAGGCATGGAGCCGGTGGCCTACCCGCATCCACTTCTGGAGCCGTATTTAAAAGAAACGCTGGGTGTCGTGGTTTATCAAGAAACCGTCATGCAGGTCGGTCGTGAAATAGGCGACCTGACTTGGAAGGACGTTACGGCGCTGCGCAAAGCCATGAGCAAGTCATTGGGCACGGAATACTTCAATCAGTTTGGTGACAGATGGAAAGCCAGCGCCATCGCCAAGGGCATCCAGAAGGACGTGGCTGAAAAGTTCTGGTTTGACCTGTGCGCCTTCGGGAGCTGGGGCTTCAATAAATGTTTGGCGGGGTCAACACGTATTGCACTCAACAGTGCCAATAAATCTGTAGGTAGAAATCCTACAATTGCTCAACTTTATAAACTGTATGAACAGAACCCAAGCCGATACATTAAAAGTCTCAAAAGAAAACCACCCCTTATAAGTCTTTTCCCTGATGGACGCGGCTGGCCGCAATACGCTGCCAAAATCATGTACTCCGGTGAAAAGATTTGTTGGCGTTATATCTTTGATGATCGCACCAGCGTTACCTGTACGCCTGATCATATATTCTGGATCAACGGTGAAGAAAAAAGAATCGGTGATGCACGTATCGGTGATTTATTCACAACTCTAAAAAAAGAACCATCCACCTATCATTTAACTGTATCAACGCGCGGACGTGGTCAGGCGCATGCAAAAGGCAGACGTTGGCGCATCAGGGATGGAAACCGTACAGGAAAACATAATGTGGCTTGGACAAACGGAGTCCGCCATTATCAGGATCAATTCGAAAAAAGAATGCACGGCAAACCATGCCAAGAATGTGGAGCTACCACAGTACGAATGGAAGTTCATCACAATGATTTTAATGACGGCTTTGACAAGCCCAAAGATTTAGACTGGTTGTGCGTCGGTTGCCACAAGCGCAGGCATTATGCGCGTGGCCGCGTCAAGCGCTGGGAAAAGGGCAGACAAAGAGGCAGCAAAATTCTTGTGAAGAAAGTCAAGGTCGGTTTACGCAAGACCTATGATATTGCAATGCCAAAACATCATAATTTTTTGCTGGCCAATGGCCTTGTGACACACAATTCGCATGCCGTCAGCTATGCGCTTGTCAGCTATTGGTGCTGCTACCTCAAGGCGCATCATCCAGTGGAGTTTGCCGCAGCAACCTTGGACGCCGAGGATGATCCTACCAAGCAAATTCTATTGCTGAGGGAATTAGCCAACGAAGGCGTGAGTTACATTCCGGTGGACAAGGATCTTTCAACTGGCAAGTGGCAACCGCTGGAGCGCGACGGCAAGAAGCTGCTGCTAGGTCCATTGAGCAACATCGCAGGCATCGGCCCCAAAGGCGTGGAGGAAATCATAACCTGCCGCAGTCCCGGTGTGCCACCGCTGTCCAAATCTCTTCTTGAAAAGCTAGAGAGCGGCAAGACATTGATAGACAGCCTGACGCCAATTTCCGATCGCCTTCGTGAACTGCACCCGAACGGACTGGAAGCAGCCAACATCATCACACGCCCTACGCCGATCATCAAGGCACAGAACTACATGCCCGGTGAAGTGATGATCATCGGCGTTCTGCGCAAGCTTAACGTCCGCGATGAAAATGAAGCGACCAACGTAGAAAGGCGCGGCGGCAGAGTGATACAAGGTCCGGACACAACCAGCCTGTTGATGACGATGGTTGATGACACCGACCAATTGTTCTGTAAAATCTATCACGGCAAGTTCTCGAAGATCAATGCCCAGCAGATCATTGAGCGTGGGCGTCCGGGTAAAGCCATCTATGCCATCAAAGGCAACATGGCACGTTTTGACTTCCGCATGATGTGGGTCAATTCCTTTCGGTATTTGGGCGACATGAAGGAAGAAACTTACGGTTTAGAAACTGGTGGAGCCTACGCTCAAAGCAGGCAGCAAGCGGCGGAATGAGACGAGAGTTCAGTGACTATGTCAGGCAGGCAGCATTCGTTCGCAGCAAGTATCGCTGTGAGCGCTGCGAAAGTAAAAATGACTTGCAGCTCCATCATATAGGCAATCCGGCTGACAGCAGTTTGTTCAATGCGCAAGTGTTATGCGCAATTTGCCATGAAGAAGAACACCTCCGCAGGAAGAAATATTGTCAAACAAGCACGTGATCATCATTTTTGTGATTGGCGTTGCCATTATTGCTATCATTAACGTTGTCCGCAACGACGCACGAGACAAGGAAGCCGCGCACAAGGCGAAGACGGAATGGATCAACGACTGCATGATGAAACCGTTTGACCTTGCGGGTGGCGCGCGGCGATTGCGGGCATGTGAATGTATCTATGACAGCGCAATCCTGCCCGAAACAGTGCGAGCCAGAAGCAAAGGTCTAAACAGCACAAGTGACGACCCTGACATTCATGCCAGCGTTCAAAGCATGGCGCGTATTTGCATCATGAGCGAAAAATGATTGACGGTGGCCTACGAAAGATCTTCCGACAGAAACTGACTATAGGTTTTCACTGGCAGAGCATTGAATCCCCACTGACCAGCGGCGGCATTCCAGATTCCAACTATTGCGGAAAAGGAATTGAAGGCTGGGTTGAATTCAAAAAGGTCAAGGGCTGGCACGTCGTGATGAGGCCGGAGCAAATCGGTTGGGCCGAGCGCCGCACAAGGGCAGGCGGCAGAGTATATGTGGCCGCGCGCAAAGGGCCGACGCTGTGGCTGTGCAACGCTGGCAGTGCTGCGCGCCTGCTGGCCACCTGTGGCCTGCCTAGCCTGCCCCCAGCGGCGGTGGCTGGCTGCTGGCATGGTGGACCGGCAGGCTGGGACTGGCTGCAAATAAGGGCCATCTTGATAGGGCCGATTCGGTCTTAAATTGCCTCTGTTTATTTGTTTATTTTTCTTTACAGCGCCATGAATCAAACGTACGTTGATTTTCACAAACAGGAGTTACCCAAATGAAGATCAACTGGCTTAAAGTATCGGTCGCCGCTGGAATTATTTTCATGCTCAACAGCGCATGGGTTATGGAGGGCACCGATAATAATTGTGCGGCACTGGAGCGTCTCGCAGTTAAAAAGACCAATCCAAAATCAACCATTGTTAGAGCCGCTATGAACTTTAGCAATGGCGCTTTAGCTTCTGCAGTAGCATCGAGAAATAATCCGTATCTGCCAACTGCTCTGTCATGCAACGTCGCATATTGGAGCGCCCTCTAATGCATAAACCACTGGCGCTGACAGCAGAAATTAAATCTTTCGGTCAGTGGGTCGAAATAGGTATTGAGGACGCCCTTGTTCGAAAAGGACGCGCAATGCGCTGTGTTGAATGCCATGGGATTGTGCGACCACACGAACATGCAAGAACAAATATGACCGCACACTTTGAGCATCACGAAGCAAACGCGGGCTGTTCACGCTCGTCTGCTTTTGATGGCGGCGAAAAAAGAATGCATCGGAAAACGCTCACTTAAACAGGAGAAATAAAATGTACGTCATCTATCACATCACCAGCACGATGCAGGTCGGTCCGTATCACGGCCACCCGCACACCTGCGCGGCCAAGCTTTACAAAACGGCTGGCGCAGCGCGCAACACCTGCAACAAGTGGAACGACAAAGCGATCAGCGATGACCCGCGCAGCATCCGTGGCATGGGACCCGGTCCCTACGGATGGTGCCATGTTGATCACTACCGCAACCGCGTCGTTAGAATGGTGACGCGCACCAACATGATGTCAGGCGAACAGTATCAAGAAGCCAGCAACACGCCCGGTTATATGTCGCCGTCATCCGAAGCCTATTGGTCAATGTAGACCAAGGCGGACCCCACTCTGCTGGCCAAGGCCAGAAAACAAATGGAGACGACCAATGGCTAAACTCTACACAGTTCTGGTGCCCGTCAGCTTTGCCAAGCACAGCAACGTGCCACCGCCGCGCCTTGCACAGAGCGCCAAGCGCACCGCCGTCAGATATGACGGTGGCGGCATGGCCTTCATCGGTAATCCCGCTGGCATGTACGAGCATTTTTTCTCAACCAAAGATGCGAAAGCGGCGAAGCGCTTCCGTACTGCCGCCCGCACTGCCGGGTTCAAGGCCAGCATCCATCAGGTGGATTAAACAAATAGGGCCGAAATGGGACGACTATTCTTGTAGCCAATTGTAATCATTGGGGAATATTCCTGTTTGTTTATTTGTTTGTATCTTTACAAGCAAACAAATCAGGCGTATGTTGATTTGCACAAACAGGAGTTAATCAAAATGAACACTTGGAAGAAACAGGGCGACGAGTGGTGTGTACAGGTGGAAGATGCCCTTGCGCGCACCGGGAGCCAAGTAACCGTGACCAAGCGCGACGGCACAACCAGCCAAGTTACGCTAGGCGTCCGCGTCATCAGCAACATTTTCAAAGTGGCGCGCCCAGCAGCAACCCAGCCCAGCCGCGCACAGGTCGGCGAGATGACCGGGCTGCTGGCATTGTTTGATCGCGCCGCCGAGCATCTCCGCAACCCAGCCGTCGTGCTAGGCGTCCCCGGCATGGAAAGCACCACCCTGCGCATCACGCGCGCTGGCCAGTCCGCCGCGCAACCGGGCACCTTGAACGTGCTGGACAATGTCCGCATCGGACGCAACGGGCGTCGTCGCTGGTATGGCCGCGTGACGCGCGCGGGAGTTTTTGAAATGTCTCCCGGCGCTGCGCCAGCCATGACCGAACGCCTGCAAGACCTTGCCAGAGACCCGGTCCGCGTAGCCAGCGAACACGGCAGGCTGACCGGCAATTGCTGCTTCTGCAATCGCAGCCTTGAAGATGAGCGCTCCACTTCCGTCGGCTATGGCCCGATCTGCGCTGGCCATTATGGACTGCCGTGGGGCGACCGCCCTGCGGAGTTCGCCGCCAGCCCCGAGGACGATGTCCAAGCTTTTGAAAGGATGACACGATGAAAGTATTTGTCTACGGCACCTTGAAACACGGCTACGGCAACCATCACGTTCTGGAGGGAAGCCGTTTCGTGGGCAAGGGCTGCACCGTCGCCATGTGCTGTCTGTACGATGCAGGTTTCCCGGTGCTGCGCGAACGCGGTGACGCGGAAGTCTGGGGTGAGGTTTATGAAGTAACCAACCCCGACACCCTGCGCAGGCTGGACGCCTTGGAAGGCGAAGGCCGCATGTACCACCGCCGCGTCAAATTAATCCAATTGGAAACCGGCAAGGTAATCAAGGCACACACTTATGTCGGCGACACCAAGTTCTGGAGCCATCGTCGGCTCAAGCCATGGCCGTTGATCAACGGTCACACCCGCCCATGCTATCACTGGCATCGCGAACGACAACAATGGAGCGCAGAATGAAAAAAGTGAAGGACATTTCTGAATTGAAGGAATACTTGGACGGCATGTTCAATGGTCGTCCGGGTGACCCGCACCCGCGCATCAGGCATGCTGGCAAAGTTTCCAGAAGCACAGTGCTGGCGCTGGCTGGCGCTGTGGTCGCCGTACATGACGCTGGCAGCATCGTCCTGCGGGAGCGCAATAGCCGGACGACGAATGTGTGCTGGTTTAACGTGCGTGGCAAACGGCATGCCTTGGTCTATCGCAACGGTCACGTTGACTTGCATACGCGCAGCCAGCAGGGCGCAAGGCTGGCCACGTTTACCGACGCCACCATGGCGCAGATTGGCCCGGTGTTCGCCACCCTGTAACTCGGTAATAGGGCCGAAATGGCCCTATTATTCTTGCAGCCCCTTGTAATCATTGGAGAATTTTCTGTTTATTTGTTTGTTTTTCTCTTTACAGCCCTGAAAATCAGGCGTATGTTGATTTGCATAAACAGAGCTTAACAAACGAACCGGAGCTACCCAATGTCCCTGCCCCTTACCACCCGCTCATTCGGAGTAGAGATTGAGTGCCTTGTGCCGCGTTACACCCGCGCGCAAGTGGCCGCTGCCATTACAGCGGAAGGCGTTGACTGCTACGACGCTGGCTATACCCACCAGACCAGCCGCAAGTGGAAAGTCGTCAGCGATGGTTCCGTGCGCGGCAATGGCGCGATGGAACTGGTTTCCCCGCCGCTGCGCGGTGCAGCAGGCTTTGACGCCATCAGCAAGGTCAGCGCCGTGCTGCTGCGCATGGGCGCGACGGTCAACTCCTCCTGCGGATTGCATGTTCACGTTGACGCCACAACCCCGGCTTTCCCGGTCGCCGCCATGCGCAAGCTTGCGGCCATGTACATGGAAAACGAAAACGTCATCGACAGCCTGCTCCCGGCATCGCGCCGCGCGAGCAACAATATGTACTGCACTAGCGTCGCGACCAATACCAACGTTGACAGCCTGCAGCGCGCAACCAACGCGACGCAAATTGCCAACGCGATTGCCAACGGTGGCCGCTACGTCAAGTTGAACTTCACGTCCTTCTGGCGGCATGGCACGGTTGAATTTCGCCACCACAGCGGCACGGTGGACGCGGCCAAGATCAACAAGTGGGCACTCATCTGCCTGCGCATGATGGCCGCAGCCGAGCGCGACAGCGGCGAGCCGATCACGCTGGCCACGACCAGCCGTCCGCAAGGTTACGGCAAGTCCGCGCGTCGCCTGCGCACCATCTATGACCTGCTGGCGCGTCCCAATGGCTGCACCCGGCAGGAGGTTGCGACCGCTCTCGGCCGCAGCACGATGCCCCCGCTCAACCGCATCCTGCGCAATGCCGGGTTCACTTACCGCGTGACGCACAATCATCGCGCGGCTGGCGCTTACAACCTGACCCGCCGCACCGAGCGCTATGTGCTGGAAGCCACGCCGACCACCGCAGCCACCGCAGCTACCCTTGACACCTTCATGGGCAAGCTGGAAATGGCAGACGATGAAAAAGTTTTCTGGGTGGAGCGCGCTGCGCTGCTCCGCTCAGTTGCTACCCGCAACCAAGTTGCAGCATAAGGAGCCAAAGATGAACCGCTACATCACAGACGACGGCGAAAAGTACGAAGCGGCCAACGCAACCAGCCTCGTGAAGCAGATGATGAAAACGAGTTGGGACGCCAGCATAACAATGGAAAAGTTTATGGCCAGTGTCGCCGAGCGTACCATGCAACAGAACGGCACCCACATCGTTCACGACAGCCCGGAGACATTCGTCGCCAGCCTGATCGGGGCGGGGCTGTTAAAGCAAGTGGAGGCCTAAGTGGTCCGCGTCGTCAACAACGACTACCGCGCGCCTAAGCAGCGCGCGGCCAAGGCCAAGGGCAAAGGCGTCCGTGGTCCGGGTGGCCAGTCGCCATTCCACGACCCATGGGCAGCGCCGCAAGGCAAGGCTACCCCTGCCCCGGTAAATCGACCAGCGACGGTTTCTAGGGCTGGCACTAAGCTATATTTGGCCTATGGCAGCAACTTGCATCGCGGCCAAATGCGCCAGCGCTGCCCCAATGCCGTGGCCCTTGGCAGCATGTTGCTGCACGACGCGCGGCTGGTATTCCGTGGCGTGGCGGACGTGGAGTACGCCCCCGGCGAACAAGTGCCCGTTGGCCTGTGGCGCATCACAGCGCAGGACGAAGCCGCTCTGGACCGCTACGAAGGCGTCGGCAGCGGGGCATACATAAAAGAAACCGTAGAGCTAAGCGACGGCAGGGAAGCGCTCATCTACGTGATGACCAGCAGCGGCATCGCACCGCCCAGCGAATACTACGTTGACATACTGCGCAAAGGTTACAGGCAGTTTGAAATGGACACAGCCTTTTTGGACCGTGCCCTCAAGCACAGTTGGAAAAGGAAGGAACACGACGAATACACTCTGGCTCGTCGTGGCAGGCAGCGCCAATCTGCGTTGCAGAACCGGCTGGCGAAAATGCCAGAACGCGTCGCCATCAATCTGATGAAGGCGCGCGCCAGCCAAATTGAAACCTGAGGAAAGGAAAACGACAATGTCTTTGATGCAGCTTACCATGTGGACTGACCAAGTGGATGATCTTGGCGTGGAGCAAACCCTCCCAACCATTATCAATACAGACGCCGTCCGTAATTTCTACCCGCGCAAGGCTGGCCGTGAGGGCACCCGCATCACGTTCAACAGCGGTGCAGGCATGGCGGTGAAGGAGCCGTTCCATATCGTAGCCGAGCGCATGGGCATGCCCGGAGTGTCGGAGTACGTCGCTCCGGTCATCAACAACCTTGCAGAAGGTGAAGTGCAGGACATCGAGTCCACCCAGCACTAGCGTTTCGACCCTGCAGCTTACGGGCTGCAGACCGAAGCGCTCATGCTTCAATGAGGAGAGAAAAAATGAAACGGACTACTTTACTGCTGGCAGCCATGATGATTGCTGCCGCGCCAGTGCAGGCAGACGAAATAGATGACACGCTCAATAACAGAGCGACCATGGTTGCTGCCGTCGCAATACTGATGCAGACACCGCCCAATTGTAACATCGATCATAAAAGACCAGACCCCTATGATGTTGCTCGCTTCATCGTGCGGCATGGTCATAATCCAAATGACAGCTTCATGACTGATGTGAAAGTACAAATGAAAAAAAACGAAGGCTATGGCATGAAAGAAAACGAGCTAAAAATATTCTGTGGCCTCGGCATCATCTATTCAGCAAAAGTCCGTGACGCAAACAAGTAAGAGTGGATCATGGGCCGCAAAGCAATATTGACATCAGACGTAATGGCCACCATCCCTGACTTGGTTGCACAAGGCATGGACCTGCACGGCATCGCCGCCCTGCTTGGCTGCAAGGCTACCACCCTGCGCGTACGCTGCGCGCAGGAAGGCGTCCAGCTATTCGCAAGGCGGCGCAAGCTGCCGCTCAGCAACAATGCATTGACCAGCCTGCGCTGGCAGGCGGCACAGCGCGGCACTGATGAATATGCGCTGGCCACGACCCTGCTGGAAGTCATCGCCAAGGACAATCTGTACGACGCGATCATAGACGAGATGGCAGCATGAAGTTCTGCATCATCAATGCGACTGAGTTCACCGTCGAAATGATTGACGCTGACGACTTCAATTCTGCGCTGCGCGCCGCTGGCCTGCAGCCCGGTGAAGTGGACTTCGGTGCGCTCAGTCGGCACCTGCATATCGCAGTTTACGAGTTCGGCATGTACCTGCCGTTGCTGGAGCAAAAATTCTTCAGCCTCGGGCGCAACCTATACGTAGGCAATGCCGTATTATTCGCATGCGACGATGTAGGCGAAACCGTCAGTCTGCCTGCGCTGCCGTCCGTCATGTTTTATAAAGGCGCGACGGAGGTTGAGCGCGCCATCCATCGCGGTGAAATTGACCGCCCACGCGTGGCTTTAAACGATGTGGTGCTGTGGCAGTGGCCACAGCCTAGGAGGCTGTGATGGCCGGTACCTGCGGCACCTGTACCGCCTGCTGCAAGGTCTTCGCCATTGCGGAGCTTGCCAAGCCGATAGGTGAATGGTGCAAGCACTGCGCCATCGGGCAAGGCTGCAAAATCTACGCCAGCCGCCCAGCGCCGTGCGTTGACTTCAAATGCCTGTGGCTGCAAAGCCAAGAAAAGGAAAGTCCCTTTGAAACACTGCCGCTGGAAATGCGCCCGGACAAATGCAAGGTGGTCATCAGCCCGACGACCAATCCACAGGTCATCAGCGCTATCACCATGAATGGTTCATCAGATGCATGGCAGAAACTTCCGGTGCGCCCTGTGCTGCGGGCATTGGTCAAGGCCGGGTTTGCCGTCGTCTGTGGTTCGGCTGGCAGCACCCGCCGCACGTTGCTGGAAATGAACAAGGACAATGTCTACGTCGTCAGCGAAGCCAAGCTGACCGCCCCTGACGAAAACGGTATGCAATGGAGCGTCAGATGATTGGATTATTTCGTAAAATTTTTCAAAGGGTTTTGGCACTGTTCAGGCCGGAGCCGGTCTCTGAGCCAGCACCAGCACCAGCACCAGCACCAGCACCAGCACCAGCACCAGCACCAGCACCAGCACCAGAAGGCAATCGCCAGCAGCGCCGCAGGCTGAGCGCACTGGAGCGAGCGCGCCGCAAGCATGATAAATTCATCACGCCACAAGGTCAGCCGCCCATCCATATCCATAAGGCGCACCCGGAAGAGGTTGTCAAATCAGAACCAAAACCGGAGCCAATCATCGTTGATGATAAAGAAGTTTTCATCGCCGATAGACATCACACGGGCGGAGAAGAAAATGTTCTATACAGGGAGACGGAATTCTATGGTGAATACAATTTCCGGGACACCATCCTTGAGCAGCTTGAAAGATATTTCATTTACCTGAGAAGAATGAAGGCGAACGATCCGCAGAGCTATGGTCTATACAAAGAGTTGGGCGCGACGATACTGCCGTATAGTGCCGTCAGCGTGCGTGGAGAAGCACGCGAAGGAAATTATGATGACAAACCATGGCCCAAGGAAATTCCCCCGCTGCCGCCATTCTTCAATAAGCATAGACCTGCTTTTGGATGCTATGTCTATGGCGCAAACCCAGCCAGTGAAAAAGAGGAGCTTGACGAAAGTAAAAAAGGAAAATTTAAAAAGGAAAATATGTGGCTGTGCATTCCCAAGTTCATGTACTTCACAAAGTACAAGGAGCCACCGCCGGAAATGCAGCCTATGAGTGGCGGTGACATCTACCTGATGACGATATGGTGGGACCGCCCTCACGACCCTGACAGCAAAATTGCCAAGCGCAAAGGCGGTGTCCCTGAGGAGTATGGCGTGTTCATCAGCACTGATGGAAAAGAAATCTGCATCCTGCGCATGATTGAAACCAAGATGGTGCCAGTGCTGGCTAAGGGGAAGAACAGGTATTTCAATATCCCGCAGCGCGCATGGCGCATACCGCATCGCTATGACGAATGGGCTGAACGCAAGGGTCTTGACGCGCAAACTTTTCTGGCGACTTTGTTTGTGAATGCCGCCAGAACATTTGAGCGCTCTAACTATTCAATGATACGTGTTGAAGCAAAGAAAGAAGACATGACCGCAGTGTTCAGTGTCAACGTGCGGCGCATGGCATACTTCTTCCGTGACCGCGACTATGTGCTATCGCCCAGCGGTACACGCAAGGCGGTCTTCCACATGGTCCGCGCGCATAAGCGCCGCACCAAGCACGGCACAAGCGCCATCAGGTTTCACTTTCGTGGCGAGCATGAATTTACTTGGGCTGGTTATCAAGTTTCTGTCACAGTGCCCGGTCGCGATCACTTGATGCTGCCGGAAGTGGACATAGGCTTCCATGATGGCTACTGGCTGGAGGAAGATGAAGGCACAATGGACGCCCCGGAAGTTGGCAAAATGATCCATGGCTGGATCAAGGAAGGCGTGGGAGGGAAAAAGTGATTGAGTGCTTCTTGATAGCCGCCGTTATATTCTTCCTGCTGTCACGCAAGAAGGAAAAGGAACACCGCATCAAAGAAATCGAGCAGCGTCTTTGGGCAGTGGAATACATCATCAGCAGGCTGCATTTTGAACTGAGGAGAGAGAGATGAAAGCTTTGTTTGCAATCGTACTGGTCTTGTCATTGCCCACCGTGGCACTGGCACAATACAACAATCGCACTTACTACGGAGCCAATGGTGGCGTCGTCAGTCGCAGCACAACGTCAAGCAGCGGCCAGACGACTTACTACGGCACCAGCGGTGCAGTGATTGGTCGGACACAACCCCTGAGTGGCGGTACCACCGTCATCTATGACGCCAACGGGCGCAGGGTCGGTACCGTTTCTAACCGTTAGTGAAGCAGAAGGTAGGGTCGTAACGCAGCCGCGACGGCAACGGGCGTAGCTTCAACTCTGAGCTGACAAGGCGGGGTTCCGGTCTTCTGCTTCACTTTGCGGAGGTCTGTGGCCGGTGAAATCTCGCAAGCCGTCACCTAAATTTTTCTATTGCCAAACAAACAAATCAGGTATGATGTTGCGTGGAAGATGATTTGACCATACCAGATTGGCTGCGCATCCCGCAGGAAGTGCGCAATGCAGCATGGGAGCGCAACCCGCCAAAGCCCTCTCCCGTCGGGGGTTATGTACAGCCAAGGAGCGCGGCGGACCAAGCCATCATTGATGAAAGCAAAAAGCAGACAAAGGAATTGAAGACGCTCAAGCGCAAGGCCAAGCGTATGCGCCGTGAGCGAATAGAGATTGTAAAGCGTGAGTCCAAAAATCACGTCGGCAAGCGCTGGGACGCCATGCATGCGCGCTGGATTGACCCCATTGAACCGGCCATGAGAGGAGAGAGAGCAATGCCAAAGAAGAAAGAGTCTGGGAATAACGTTGACGAGTTTGGCTTACGCGCGGAAACAAATTATGCGCGGATGATGGCTTGCCTTGTGGAAAACAAAGGCCATTTGGTGAAGCTGGAAGCACTTGCGAAAGCGGCATACGGCAACGGCAGCAATCTGGAAAAACATAAGCGCCGCGTCGTGGCCATGGCCCGTCGTGTGCAGACTAAAATCTTGACACCAAAACGCCTACAGTATGTTCTGAAGAAGGAGAAAATGGATGACAACGCAGTCGGCATCGGACTTTTTAACAAACAAAGTGGATAAACTTTCACCGTCCGAGAAATTATTTCTGAGTTTATTGTCAACGGAGCCGCGCTCATCGGAAGTGCTGGCGAAAGCTTTTTATGGCCGCAGAAAGCAGCCCATGCCGTTCAATGGACGCATAGTTGTTAACAGCCTTATCAGAGCGCTGGCCCGCAAAGTGGCGGCGACGCCCGGTGCCCGCTATAGTGTGGCCCGCACCGAGCGCGCTGGCCCACACTCCATTCAAGTATGGCTGCAGCGGAGGCGTTGATGCAGTATCAATCACAACGACAGCCACGCGCCAAACAGGCAGAAGCATTATCACGCCTTGCTGGGCAACAGGCTTTTGCCCTGCAGATGGAAATGCGCACCGGCAAGACCAAGGTCGTCATTGATGACTTCGGCAGACTGGAAGCCGCTGGTCAAGTTGACGACCTCGTGGTCATTGCACCAGCCGGTGCCTATCGCCCATGGGCCAAGGAAATTGTCGCGGATGCCAGCGCTGACCTGCAGGCCAGATGCCAAGTTCACATTTGGGCAGCGCGCGATAAGAGCAAAGCCAAGCTGGAAAAATTGAAAAAGTTTTCCGGATTTTCCGGCCCACGCATCCTGCTCATGAACGTGGAAGCGCTCAGCACCGTGAAAGCCGCCCGCGAACTTTTGTTGAAATACGTCACGCAGCGCAGATGCATGGGCGTCATTGATGAAAGCACCACGATACGTAATCCAGACAGCAAGCGCACCAAGTTCATTCTGAAAGAAATTGCACCAAAGCTCACGCACAAAAGAATATTGACGGGACTGATCTCGCCCAAGTCACCGCTGGACCTGTATTGCCAGTTTGAATTTCTGGACAAGCGCATCCTTGGGCACGAGACATTCACAACCTTCAAGGCGCGCTATGCCATAGAGGAAAAAGTCTGCTTGCTGCCGCAGGGTGTGCTGGCCGGTCGTCTTGAAAGAGTCGTCGGCAAACATTTCAAACTGGATGGCATGGGTATCGTCAGTCCACGTGACCTGCCACGCAACATCGTTATGCGTGAACTGGACAAGCGCAATGTCTGGTATCAGTCTTTTAAAAAGATTGTAGGTTTTAAAAACGAAGGCGAACTGTATGAAAAGACTGCGCCATATAGTTATCGCTGCAAGCTGGAAGACTGCTACGACTTGCCACCCAAAATCTACATGCGGCGTGACGTAGAATTAACCGACGAGCAGCGCAGGGTGTACGCCCATCTTCTGGATTTCTACACGGCAGAACTGACGAATACAGAACACGTCACTGCTTCAAATGTCATCAGCAGGATGATACGCCTGCATCAAGTGCTGTGCGGTCATACCAAGAGCGATGAAACAGGCGAGGAAAAAGACATTGCCTCCAATCGTCCAAGCAGCCTGATGGAGCTATTGGAAGATCATACCGGCAAGGCGATCATCTGGTGCAGCTACGACCATGATGTCAGGAAGCTTGCCAAGATATTGGAGCAGACTTACGGCGCAGGCTGCGTGGCAAGGTTCTGGGGCGGCAATCTTTCAACGCGCGAGGACGAGGAGAAACGTTTTCTTAACGACCCTGCCTGTATGTATATGCTCGCAACGCCTGCCGCTGGTGGACGCGGTAGAACATGGGTCGTCGCTGATCTGGTGGTTTACTACAGCAACACCCACGACCTAGAGCATCGCATTCAAAGCGAGATGCGCGCACAAGGCGTGGACAAGGTCAACAGCGTGGCATACGTGGACCTGATCACGCCTGACACGGTGGAAGAGAAAATCCTGCACTGCCTCAGAAATAAATTATCCATGGCCAGCGTCATCAGCGGTGATGACTTTCGGCAATGGCTCATTTAAAAAATTGAGGAGAAGGCTCCATGCGAGATAAAGCCACAGGTAATGCTTCGGCGCAAGGCGGTGCCGCCGCCCCTTCTCCATCAGTTATTCGTGGCATGGCCAATACTCTGTGTGACAGCAACACGGACCTGCTGGACACTGCCGCCATCATCACAAGGCTGGTCGTAGCTGGCTGGCCGCACGCGGATATAGAAACGAACTACGTTCCTGCCGTCATGATGGCGATGGCCCGCAAAGTCAATGAGGCGCGCAAATGACATTCTATGAAAACAGAACACCGATGTTTGACACCGGCAATAATCCATGCTCCATCCCGGATGATGACCCGCTGCTTGCCAAGCTGATGGAAGTACATGGGGACAGACGCTATGCAGTTTTAAATCTAGAAACCAAGAAGGGGAAAGAAAAATGAACAGGGGTAACGGAGTGGAGGGGCAATTGCCCGAGCATCGCCAGAAGCAATATGAAGCAGGTGTGGCCATGTATCAAAAACTGGCCGCAGAGCGCGACGACTTTGAAACCAAGCTGCATGAAGCAAACAGGAAGATTGCAGAAATGAAGGTGCAGGTTGACAGCCTTAACAGCGTCACCAGCATGATGGAGTCAAGCTACAAGACGGCAGAAATTAAAATGGAGGAGCGAATTGCTCGCTACCAACATGAGCGTGATGAAGCCGTCAGGCGCACGGCCACGCTGGAAGCCATCTTGCTGAATTTACACACCATCCTCGGCAACGCAATCGTACTGGAGGGGCATGACAATGCAGATAGTCAAAGACCTGTCGATTAAAGAATTGCGCGCCGCCGCCGCTGACTGGCGCAAGTATAGCATCAACACGGCGACGACGCTGCATGATCGCATCGACGAACTGATCAATGAAATTGAACGCCTCAGAAATACAAAGCCAACCTGATATGCACCGTCGCGCTTGCATGGGACTGCCACCGGGCGCACCGTGCCCCGCCCATGATTGGGGTACATGGCCGGAAGGCTGTGATTGCATAAGGGAGGGGCTGCGGATGCGGCACTACAGCGGTTCATTGACGGCTGCGGTCATCTTCGCCATCGCGCTGGCAATCATCATCACGTTGATCGGGACTTGGCTGGCTGTCGAACTGGCCTTTGGCGCGGATGCCGCCCAGCCCTGCTTGACCAAGGCGCAGGCGCAGGCCAAGTGGCCGGGGCAGTGGCTATATTGGCACACCGCCCAGCGCTGCTGGGATAACGTTAATACAAGGCGGGCTATTAGCAGCCCGCCCATGCGTTATTCTGTAAACCGTAACCCCATGCAGCTAGGCAAACCCCCAATCGACGCCAATGGCAGCGCTGCCAGCCACAGCGGCAGGCCATTGCCTACCCCGCCCCGGCAGGCCATTGCCTACCCGGCCTTGATGCCGGGTGGCGGTATTGAAGACCCTGCCCTGCTGGACCCGCAAACGATGACCATGTGGCCACCGATAATGGACTTTGACGCGGACCCGCCAGCGTTCATCCCGTGGCAGAAAAGATTTTCATTTCAAGCAACAGAATTAAGCGCTCGTATTGTGGCAACGGAAACTGGAGGCGAGCCGTGATAAAATTTGCCTCCATCCTAGGAAAGTAGACAAAATGAAGAAACTGTATGGAATGCTTGCAGGGATTTTCCTTGTGAGTTGCGGGACGGGGCAAGCTGCCACGTTCACACAAAGCGACTTTGCCGGGACTGGTAGTTTCGGCACAGCAACGGCAGCATGCCAGAACGCTCTCTGTACTGACGTTCATGTCGATGTCAATATGGATCCTAATATCCTGTTGCAGACTGGCTCGCACTTCCTGTTCACGCTGAGCCTTGCTGGCAGCGGCGTGATCGATCCTTTGTCAATCGCATTGGGTCAGGGCAGTGACATTCAAGTGCTGGCGAAAACAAGTCCCGCCAGCTACTCCAACTCGCCGTTTAAGTTCTTCAACACCGGGATTAGTGCTGATTGCGGTAGCGGCGGATCATCTGGCGGATGCGGAAGCACGTTGTCGTTCGACATCGACAACTTCAGTGGCTTCCTGTTTGCGACTGAGCAGTTCAACGGCTTTAACATCATTGCAGCGGCAGACGTTCTGCTGACAAACTGCACCGGTGCATGTACTGGCGTCGTTGGATTGACTGGTGACCTGACGCCGACGCCGTTCGACGTACCGGGTGAGACACCCATTCCCGGTGCGGTGTGGTTGTTTGGCGGTGGACTTGGTCTGCTCAGCATGTTCGGGCGGCGCAAGAAGAAAGCCCCACAGGCTTGGTCGAAGTATCCTGAGGCAGCGTAAATGATAAACTCGGCGCGGTGTAAACAGCCGTGCCGAGACTTACCCGGCAATGGACCACTGAGGCGAGCCACCGGTTTAAGTAGCTCTCTTGGTTTCAGAGAGTCGCCCACGAGTGATCTTGGGCGTTCCGGTGGCTCACCTGAATTGTCCGACTAGACGTTGATGGCTGACAAATGACACCCAAACAGATTCAAAAGCACTGCGACAAGGCGCGTGAGTTCTACGCGGAGAAGCCGGGGCTAAGCGGCGTGATGACGATTGATGACCTCTATACGGCCATAGGTCGCTTGGCAGAATGTGTGGAGTGGCAGCGCAATGAAATCGAACGGTTGCGAGATATGGCTGAACTGTGATGGACTGGTGGATTTTTCGTATTGGTGCGGTGGCGATAGGAACAGGAATAGCAACATGCCCATTATGGATGATAGCGAGCTTGCGCGGTATTTGCACCTGACGCCCGATGAGGCGGCGAAGGTCATTCCGAAGCTGACGCCAGAACAGCGAGCGGCCTACATGCGGCTTGGAAAATTCGGGGACGACTGGAACTTGTACGCCGCTGGCTTCGGGCCGTGCCCTACGGGGGCGCTGGTCGATACCGAGCGCGGCACCAAGAAACGACGCGCTTGGAGATAATGGCTAGTATGGAGACGACAGATGGATTTTAGGAAGGAACTAGAGCAAGTCATCAACCGCCACAGCAAGGAGAATGGGTCAAACACGCCTGACTTTATTCTTGCTGTCTATCTGGTGTCATGCCTACGGGCATTCGATGACGCCGTGAATTTCCGGGAGAGTTGGTATGGCAGACAAAACGATGAAACGAGGGACAGACTGATCGGCGGCATTACAGACGAAAATCGTCACCCCGAGCAGTAACGTGTCGTTAACAATCTACAGGAGGCCATGATGGCGCGAGGATCAACGCAAAGCTGGTACACAAATTCTCCCGATGACGACCATCCCTACGATAGTGACTGCGAGGATCAGGGCATGATGCCAACTGATACGTGCGTCAAACACGGATGTAAGAATGCCATCCTCGTAAACCGTGGCGCCTATTGGTGCTGCCCATGCTGCGGAAGCTCATACGGGACAGACGCGCGCTAATCGGAAGGAAACGTCATGCAGCACGATTGTCACGTTCGAGCTTGGCGACGATACTGGAAGCGCAGATACGAAATAGATGAAATCAACTTTCGTTGCGCTTATTTCGACCTAGAGACTTAATGGTTTCCGCGCCACCTGATGCCACAACGTCATCTTGGCGCAAAAGCCCGTTGCCCGGTGCGGGTGGGAAAAACACCGGGCGCTTTCTAGAAAGAGAGAACCGTGTTGACCCAAGCACAGCTTAAGGAAGTTCTTCAATACGATCCAGACACAGGCGAGTTTGTCTGGCTTAAGCAACGTGGTTGGCGCTCTGATTTGATTGGTAAACGTGCTGGTAAAACACAGAACAAAGGTTATCGAGCCATAAGAATTTACGGTGAAGATTATTTGGCTCATCGGTTAGCGTGGCTATACATGAAGGGGTATTTTCCTAAAGGAGATTTGGATCATAAAAATAGAAACAAAACTGACAATCGTATTTCTAATTTACGGTTGGCTACACGCAGCCAAAACCTCGCTAATTCTAAGAGGCGATCTAGCGTGTTGAAGGGTGCTTTTTGGGATAAGCGACAAAAAAGGTGGTTCAGTTCGATTGGCCACAAATACAGGTCGATCTATTTGGGTACCTTTCCAACAGCAAAGGAGGCACACGCCGCATACTGCAAGGCGGCAAATGAACTACACGGAGACTTTTTCTATATAGGAAAGGAATAACTATGCGAAGAACTTTACTTGCTGCCGCTGCCGTGCTGGCTCTCTCAGCCAGCGCGATGGCGGATACCGTTTCCAACTTGGGGACCAACCCCACGTCTGGAGCCGGTGCTTTCTCCAACACCGATCCCGGTACTGGACTTGGTGGGTCTGGGTTGTTTGCTGACACCTACAATTTCGATCTTGTCGGCAGTCAAATCCTGACCATTGCGTTCGCCGTTAACACGTTCGCTAACGGTGCTCCGCAATTCATCACCAACTTCACCGGCACGGTGTTCAATGACGGGCCAAACAATGTACCGGGAGGCGGCGATGACTTCGCCGTGCTCGGTCCAGAACTTGCGGTGGCCTGTATCGGCATTCCGAGTTGCCAAGTCTTTGGCGGCTCGGCACTGCTTCCCGGTGGCAGCTACTATCTGCTAATCACCGGCAACGCGGCAGTCGATGCCGGTTATGGCGGCAACCTCAGTACCGCAGAAACGCCACTGCCTGCAGCCGTATGGTTGTTTGGCAGTGCGCTTGGCCTCGGCGGTCTGCTGATGCGTCGTCGCAAGCAGAAAGCGTAATCACGGCCCCGGCGCGATCATTGTGGCAAATCGCGCCGGGTTGAAATCTAATATTGCACTTGCAATTTTCTTGGCTGGTGTTTGCATAAATCTATGCTGGATTTGTATGATAATATTATCACTGCTTTCCTTGCTATCACAGTTATGACAATTGGGATGCGTTTGATATATGGCTACTGGCCATGGCAGAAACGACCAATCGCTGTGCCAAAAGAAAAAATAGCCGACCTAAAGCAAGACGTTGAGAAGGTATTCAGGGAGCAGCTTCCACCATTTTCAGAAGCTGATATGATCAATGAAAAGAAACCACAGCCAGATAGCGAAGAAGGCGTGGCGAACCCGCAAGCTGATGAAAAAGACACGCCAAATTCATGACCGCGTTTACGCACAGGGATATGAGCTGATGGCGTTGCGCGCCAAGCGCCGCACATACATGCAGCACGTCCTGCCCTGCCCGGACTATGGAAAAAAATAGACCGCTGCGGAGGGTGCCACAGCGGTCCAAGTCTTGAGGAAAGAAGGGAGGGGGTTGCTCTCCCTTTGTCGGTGCCAAAAGCCGACTGCGTAAAGGCTCAGCAGCAGTTGCCGTAGCCGGAAAACATCACGCCAAGAACGATGACGAGAATCATTCCGACCACGAGCAAGATGATCTGCGCGTAGCCCAATCTGATCATTTTTTCTTGGATGGTGTTACGTGCGCACCGGTCGGGACCGCAATAACGATCCATCCGGTTGTTGCCGTCCATCCAACTTTTACTTCCCACTTCACATCAGGTGATGTTGGCGGCACCGGCATCGCTATTGGCGGTGTCGGGCGTGGATCGTTCGGACCCCAGATATAAAGCGGAGGCAACCAACCGCCGCTGTCCGGTGGCAACACGATCGGATGCTCCGGGTGTGGTTGCGGTGCTGGTAGACCTTGATCTGGGTGCGTGTCCGGCACACCATATTCAGGGTCAACGGGAGCGCCGGGAGGCAACGGATAAAAGATCGGATGCTCAGGATGCGGAATATCACCGGGCAGGGTGTGGTCTGGATGCGCATCGCTGGGCGCTTCAACTGGAGAGATGACGGCTAGAAAAGGTTTCATGACGTGACTTCCTTTCATCTTGTTAAGAGACAGGTTCCGTAATAGCACTCAGGGTTGTCGCGATAGCTTTGCATATAGCCTCAAATTGCGCATTGTAAACAGCGGCATCCGCGCTGCTGTCAACAAAACAGACTTCGATCAAGACCGATGGCATCGTTGTCTGATTAAGGAAGAACAGATCAGTGCGCTTCTTGGCTCCGCGATTGATGAAGCCGCAAGCCGCAACTGCTTTGGCAATGTGTTCGGCTAGCGTGTTTTGCGTAACATAGAGACACTCGGTGCCCATCGGTGAGGTGGTTTCAACATAGGCATTGAAATGCACGCTTACGTCCAAGTCACGCTCTTCTGAATTATGAAAATCAACAATGGTATTGAGGTTCTCATTCTGGCTTCTGCTTACATCATCATGAAACGTTATCACCTCAATGCCTCTGCTGCGCAATTCCTCGGCCACGCCCTCCACTACATCGCGTGCTTCAGTTACTTCATCCAGAATGCCAACTGCACCGCGCACATACAGCCCATGCCCGCTTGATATAACAATCCGTTCTCCGCTTACTGCCACGCTGCCACGTGACGTATATGGAAAAATGATTTCTACTTCGTCATCAGTTTCAATCCCCAGCGCTTCCATTGCTCCGGGACTCAGATCGGCAACCCGATTAGTATCAATGTGTGGACCCCAATCGGCAGGATAAACCTTGATTGACTTGCCGGTCTTTGTAGAGCGCACCAGCGCCATTTCCTCAAGCAGCATGGACGCTGGCGTAACATCATAGTCCCATCGGCAGGCAACATATGGCACTTCAGGATTCAAGCGACGTGCTAATCCACTTGTGCCTTCAGGTTGATAACTTAAAAATAAATGCGGAGCTGTTTCAATATCATAGATGAATGCCAAGCCTTCACTCGGGGCAACGCCTTCGTCGTTTGGTCCACCAAACCAAGAGCATTTGCCTTTGAGGTTCACTGATAGCTCCCCATCATTGACCTTGTGATCGGGTCATAGCTGCTGCCGCGCGGCGGTCCCTGCCGACAGTCGCGAATGTCCGTGACCAGCTTGCTGATCAATTCGAGTTGCGCCGTATTGCGCTCCTTGGCATTGCTGGCAACCTCGCCGAGAATGTAAGCGGCAAAACCGAGGAAGCCCACGTTGACGATCAGCAGCGCGATTGCCAATGGCGTGGACTTCATCGCCTCGATCGCCGAGCCTGCAACCTTGCCTGTCGTTTCAAGCGGCATGATGTCACCTCATGTGGCCGGTGCAGTTGGCGGCGTAAAGTTAGCGGACCACCTTGCAATGCCCTTGGTCAGACGAAATTCGTCGATGTTGCCGTTGAGCGGGATCGCTGTGAAATCGCCAAGCCGACCGATTGTGAAAGCATTGGTGTTTGCCACAATCGATGCGCCAGCGTTGATCGGTCCCTGCGCCGCCAGCACACCGTCAAAATAGGTATTGATCATCGTGCCGCTGCGAACCACCGCGATGTGGTGCCAGTTGGTGTCGAGCAGCAATGGTGCGCTTTGATAGGAAATGATCGGGCCGTCGCTTGGCAGCCAAGCAAATTGCAACGTGCCGCTGGTGTTGACGTAGAGATAGTAGCCGTTGGTGATGGAGGCGTTGGTCTTGCCGAAGAAACCGTACTGCGTCCCGACCGCCGCCATCCGTACAAAAAAATCGACCGTGAAATCTCCGCTGCCGAAATCAAAATCGACGTGATCAGGATAGGTTAAATACGCAGCACCGTTAAACAGCCCTGATGCGCCGCCGAATTTTGACTGTGCGGTTGAAACCTGCGCATTGGTGACAGCGGCGTTGCCCCTCG